ATGTTTGAGAAAGTAACGGATTTTTTACGTTTGGCATTTAAAGGAAAAGAGGAAGAGCCGTCTAAGGTAGAAGTAGCTGTTTTACCTTTGGATCAGGTTGTTGATTACATTAGATCGTTTGAAGATGACTCTTCTCAACAACCATCGCTTTCAATGAAAGAGGAGCGTTGCTAATGAAACAAGATGCTTGTGTGTTTGTGTTAGGCGGGTTTGGGGTTCAAAAGCAAGGTGAATCTCCTTTTTTCCAACTTGAAATAATTGATCTTTCTTCTTTAGAAGGATTTGTGGCTGGTGCTCAGAAAGTAACTTATTCTGAGCCTAACCTTCAACATTTTAAGCAAGGTAATCTTTCTGATGGTAAGCAGTTCTTTAATTTGAATATTACATCAGGTCTTTATTTTTGTGATTTAGTACAAGTGATTAAAAGGGATCGTGGGACTGGTCTTATGGTTGCGCGTTATTCCTTACAGAATTTACGTCCGCATTGGCGTGATGTGAATGCTTGGTTGAACTATTTAATAGATACAAATGCAATGGCGAATATGTCGGGCTTAAATGTAGCTTTAAGTGGTGAAACTAAAGTAAATGGTAGTGGTGTTGTAAATGGAATTGCTCCACCAAAAGTAGATCGTTTAGCGGAATTAGTTAAATGATTTGGTTAAATCTTTTTTTTCTATTTATTTGAGGATCAAATTTATGGGAATGTTCACAAAGTCGGGAATGAGAGGAACGGGTTTAAAAGCTTCTGTTTCTTCTTCTCCTATTGCGAGTGGGGTTAAGTCTTTAGCTAAAACAGGGCTTGAACGTGCAAAGTTTTCATTTTCGGGTTTAGTAACTCGTTTTAAGAATGGGAACGCGCAAATTCGTATGACTAATATGAAGAAACTTTAGAGATGAAGTTTTCTTTAATGGTGTTGTTATTAGCAACATTGTCTGCGGGTGGTTTAAATGCTGCTCAACTTTATGAAACAAATGATGAACTAGGAAAACATCATTTGTGTATAAAAAACCCTTGGGATTCGTATGTCACAGGGGATCAAAATACGGCATGGTCAAGTTGTCACACTAATTACGCGATTATTCATATACCGACGTATTTAGCAGAGATTTCAAATACACAAGCCACAATAAAGCTCGATCCGACATTGGACGTTGAATTAGCTTTATGGGGTTTTGGATTAGGATCGTTCTTTTGGGGAATTGGACAATTTGGTCAATTAATTCTTTCAGTAATTCGGAAAATTCGTTTATAACGAAAAGGACTTTGTTATGACTATTTATCAAAAAATGCAAATGCAATTTCTTGTGTTTTGCTCCATGTTACTCGCAAACTTTGCAATGGCAGCAGGTATCGATGATGCTCCTACTTCTGCAAGTACATTTATTTCGTGGTTGACTACGTTTGCGGGTGAGTTTGGTCCCGTTAAAACTGCTGTTGTTACGATTATGGGTGTTCTCATTTTAATATTGGGGATTATCCAATTGGGTGGCTTCGTAGCAGGTGTTATGAGAAAAATGCTTGGTTAATTAAATGAATAGGTGGGGATTTGTCCTCGCCTATTTTTGTGTTTAATTTGGTAACGAGTGACTAAAATATGCAAACAACATTAGGTAATTTTCCAATCGCTGACTTACAAGTTGCATTGTTCACGATCATGGGGATCATAATTTTTGTAGCGGGTACTCTCCAATTTGGAGGGGTAATAAAAGATATATTAAAGAGAATGTTTAGATAACAAGTTACTAAAAAAGGATAAATTGATGATCTCTTTTTTAATAGGATGTTTTTTGTTTTGGTGCTTCGTAAGTGGTTTTAATTATGGGCGCTTATAGTAATTTAATAAAAATACTAGAGATATTTATAACATTTCTTTTGTTTTTTAGCTCATTAGCTAATGCTGTAGATAATGCTTATACGTGTGAGAAATTAATTGAAAAATGTGAATCTTTTAATGCGTATTATTTAGACAGAATAGCTTACCAACAGTCGAGAGGTTGGGGTGTTGATAAAAATCCGATTGCTGATGGAGGTGGATGTGTGCTTTCTGTTCCACCAGGAGAGCCAGAAGGTTCAAAGACAAGATATATTAAAGCATCATTTTCAGCATCGTTTTGGTGTGCCCTTGCACCTTTAAAGTGTACGATGCCAAAGGTTAAGGTAGGAACAAAACCAAATGGAGATGATAAGTGTGAGTGTCCGAGTGGAACTGTGTCTATGACGTTTGGGCTCGAAAAAAATGAAGTTGATAACATTTTTTCTGCAAATCATGTGGATGCCCGATGTTCTAATGGGGAGGGATCAACTTCTGATAATCCGATAACGGATTGTTGTATGTGGAATGAGCCTAATAATTTTTGTGGTGCTGATTATAATCGGAATTCAAAGTATGGAGAGCCTTATAATCAAGTTACATTACCTTACTATACTTCAGGACATTGGAAGGGGGAAGTTGCTCAAAATATGGTTGAAGGTATGACTGAAATGAGGACACATACGGATCGTAGATATGGAATCACAAGCCCCGATTATTGCGTACCTGAAGCGCCAGCGTGTCCAACGGGCACAACTTCACAGTCGATAGTAGGTGGACGTGCAACTGCTGAAAGTCAAAATAGAAATGTGGCGGGTTGTGAAGGCGATAATTGTTGCGTTATGGAAGACTCACCTTGTACAGATGGTTATTTACCTAATCCAGATAAGCAACCGACTGATCCAGACTATTGTTATAAAGATGGAAATTGTCCCGAAGGCACAACGGCTCACTCGGGTTTTATGGGCAATTCAAACCTTTCCTATTATGGGAATTTTCCAAGTCCAGCTTATCCAGAATATCAAGGTTTTTGCAATACATCGGGCTGTTGCATGGGTTGCCGTTCTGGTTTCTCAAAATCAAATGATTTCTGTGTAAATTCAACGGGCGAAGAACCGCCAAAATTGTGTGCACAAGGCACTGTGATGGGTGCTTATATAAAAACTACAAATAGTTCTTTTGGTTCAGATGCTTATCACACAGCAATGGACTGCGCTTGTCCTCTTAATTCGGTAACACGTTCCCCAAATGCTGAGAAAGGCGTAATGCTTTCAGGTGGTATGCACATCGGAGGTGATCCAAGTGCTACTTATCAGGATGCGGTTTGTGATTATTCAAAGGTTGCGGGCAATGATTTATCTCAAATTCCTGATTTAGAAGATTATTTTGACGGGTCAAAAGGTGCGTGTGCAATGCTTCCAAACGGGGGCATTGATAAAGAAAAATGTTTCAAAATGGATGGTGCAATGAAGGATTGGCTTGCAAACAATGTTGATTGCGGCGAAAAACAAGGACTTGATTGTGTTTCTCCAAAGATGCAAGAAATGATGGCACGTTGTAAGTTAGTGGATGGCGTGGTGACTTGTTCGAACTTTTCAGTGGGTGGTAATGGTGCGGGTGAAGGTCAAGTGCAATTGCCAGATTGGATTGTGGATAATTCAGATAAATTTGGTTTCCCGTTACCAAGTTTTGATGGGTTTGAAGATATTGATGGAACGGGTACAGGTTCTTCGCATAAAACTTCGACTTCAACAAATTCTTCGGGTTCATCTACAACCACTTCAACCTCTTCAAAAGATGGGAAAAATCCTGTAACACCGTTTGGTGAAAAGGATAAACCTGCAACTGGTAGTAATGGCAATACGACTGGCGGTTTAGATTATTTCAATGATGCGTGGAATAGTCCTAAAAATAAGGACCTTAGAGCAAAAATTGATGAAATTTCAGCGGCTTTTCAGCGTCAAAGAGTGTTTGAAATCAAGATGTCTGGTGGTGAACCTCCTTGTGCAGATTTTTCAAAAGTAGAACTTCCTTACCAATGGAAACTTGAAAACATTTGTCTTCTTGAACCTCCTTATGTGTATTACTTCGATGTGCTTCGTGATGTAAATCTTCTTTTATCAATGCTCCTTCCTGCCGTTATTATGTTGAGACAATAATTATGAGAAAGTTACTTGTTACTTTTTTAATGTTTTTTAGTTTCGTAGTTTATGCAGAAACGCCCACTGTTTCTTTAGCTGATCCAGCTTTAGGAAATAAGCAATATATTCCTGATACTTCTGCAGCTGATCCAGCTTTAGGAAATAAGCAATATATTCCTGATACTTCTGCTTTTGGGGGTGCTGATCATTTGTATCCAAAAGATAAAAAGACTTGGGCTGTGGGTGAACCTATTGATTTAACTAAAATGTCGACTTCTGGGTATTTTGGTAGTTGTGGTGCTGCTGAATTAGCTTGTTATGTTGATGGGGTCGGTAGATATATTCATGATTGTTTTGTGCAATTATTTGCTTGGTTTATTCAATTATTTCTTTATTTTAGTTTTATAGCATTTGAAGCAAGTTATAAATTTAGTATCAATATAATTGAACAATATAATGTTGTGCAAAACATGCAGGAGGCTTTCTCATTAATTCCGAGCAAATATGTTGCAGTATTAATTTATATAGCGATTCCACAATTATTTTCTGCGTGTATAACTGCATTAATAACGGTTTTCATGTTTAGACGTGTATTTGCGAGATTTGCTTAATGCCAATTTATACTTATTGGGGACCCGCTGGCTCTTATAAAACTTCAACAGCTATTCTTGACGAGTGTGTTCCGGCAATTCAGAAAGGTCGATTGATTGTTACAAATATTAGAGGATTACAACCTGATAGAGTTTTATCAGTGTTTGGTAATCCAAATAATATTTCTTTAGAAAAAGCCATGAATAATTTTGTTCATATTGGGGATATTTCTTTAGAAAGTAGTCGAGAACGTCTACGTTATTTTTATGAATGGCTTCCCAAAGGTGCGATGCTTGTTATCGACGATGGTCAATCAGTTTTTAGAAAAGAAGTTGTTCTAAAAAATTATACGCATAATCAATATTTAAAAGCGTTTATCGATCAAGATGCTTTAGTTCAACAATGTTTAAAAGATTTTCCCGATAATGTTTGGTTTAGAACTAACTTAGATAAGA